GCAAATTTTTTTCTCCAGACAGTTATCTAAAACCTGTCGGCAGTCTGATTACTTTTCTTGAAAAGACTTATGAATTTGAAACTTTCGAGAGATCCAACAGAACTTCTGCCGTTTTCTGGGCATTGAGGGGTTTTAATAAAACTTTCATACAACCAGCCGAATGTCCGCAATCTATCATCAGTGCTATTCGTAGATACATGAAACCCCCACAATCTAGGCCAGAAATGGCTGAAATTTCTCAAATCGGTGCGCGTTTCCGTTCGTATCTGCGTGGCAATGACAATGGAACACAACATGTCTCGGACAGTCCGCGTATGGAGAATACTTGGTTCAACAAATTTGATTGGTCACAAACTATACTTGATAATTATTTGGAAACACATCCTGAAAAGCGTACTTTTTACCTTAATGCTTTTCTCCGTTTTGTGCTAGGACGTCTTTTGCCCGGCTCTTGCAGTGCGATGGTTAAACTAGATGAAACTTTACTTGGGGACCCAAACGAACCCGAGAAACTTAGTAAAGCTAGAATGATCGTCAATCCCGGCCCTTTATTTGCGTCTCTAACAGCTCCTATTGCAGCAGAACTCACTTCTAGATTGAAACATATCTTGAAACATAGAAGTTTGGAGAAGACGGTGTGTAATTTTCGTTCTCTTGGGTCACTTGAAGTTCACCTGGTTTGGGGCTCCGGCCTCACCCCCTCTGAGATTAACAATGAGTTGCAGCGAATGCTAGATGCTGATGCGGATTCTGTTTGGATCTGGGCAGCTGGCGACGATTCACTCGTTGGTTTATTTCTACAAGGTCGATGGAAGTTCATCGAAGCCGACTTCAGTGGCTATGACGCTTCACAATCTTATATAAAGACGAAAACTGGCCTAAGTTGGGGCAGTATAGATGAGTCTTTGAGATTGTGCGAGCGTCTTGGGATGACACAGGAAACCAAAAAACATTTTATCAAGATAATAACCAATTCGATAAATTTCAAATTCCAAATCGACCGAGATTCGTATCAAACTTTCAATTTGAAACCGCGATATGATAAAGAAAACGAATGTACTTATTACCCCTTACCTAGTGGAATAGCAGTTACTACTCTTTTTAATACATCAACGACAATGTCAGCGTGGTTCCACGTGCTCAGTGTATGTCCGGAACTTAGTGATAAAGCGCTGAAGTCTTGTTTTGAAAAATTGGGTTTTAAACTGAAATTTTGTAAGTTTTACGAAGATATATCAGACGTTACTTTCTTAAAGATGACACCTTGTAAGGTCATTAAAACTGAACTTGCACCACCATACACTTTGGGAAAATACGTTTGGGTTCCAGTTCTTGGAGTTTGTCTGAAAGCTGGACTTTGTAAAAAGAATCCTCGGGTGATATATCCAAACCTCACAGATGAAGAAATTCTAATTCGATATCCACACGACATCGCTTGCGGTTTCGTGTCCTATCCGGGTACAATTTTCTCTAGAGCAATACTGAATACATTCCGTAACAAGTTCTTTATCAATGATAACCCCATACGTGCCTGGGGCACCAATAGCATCGTAGATTTCGAATCTGAAGATATCTCAACCGTTGTTGTCGAAGAAAAGTGGGACGCCAGGTATGGTGTCACTTTTGATGGTTTCACACACTTTTTGGAAACTGTGTTGTGCTTGAACTGCGACATAAATCACGAGATTTTCGGCATCATATTGGAACGTGACTACAAC